CCTATAATCCTAATGATGACGATGCAGACAGCTTATATGGAGAATCTGATTTTAGGGCAGCCTACCGGTATTATTTCTCTAATGATATCATACAAAGATTTTGGAATATCTTTTTAGAAAAGTTTGGACAGCCCACCGTGATAGGTCGTTATGAATCTGGCACTCCCAAAAATAAACAGGATGAATATTTAGATATATTAAAAAATATCCAGACCGATACCGCAATGGTTATGCCTAAAAATTTGGAAGCTGAACTTTTAGAAGCTACCAGGAGGGGGGATGCGGGATATAAAGCAGCTTTTGACACTAATAATGCCATGATTGCCCGGTCTTTACTGGTGGGTACTCTTTTAATGGACGCTGGGGAAAAGGGCTCTTGGGCCTTATCTAAAACTCATTTTGATATCTTTATTTATATCCTTGATTATTTAGGTACAGAAACCGAAGATACCATAGTCCGGGAACAGATCATAAAACGGTTGATAGATTTTAATTTCACTAATCCCAAATATCCCTATTTTAAATTTGAATCATTGATCAAAGAGGACCAGGAAGCTAAAGCTAAGATTGCTAAGATGCTGGTTGAGGCAGGGCTGATAAATCCAGAGGAAGAGTGGGTCCGGGGATTCCTTAAAATACCGGCCAAAGAAGAGGGAATAGTTTTACCAGAGCCTAAACCGAAAGGCGTGGGCTTTGCAGAAGGGTATCAGGCTAGGCTAAAAAGACAAACTAATCAATATGAAAAGAAATGTAATTTTACCAGGATAGTTAAGAATTTAGATAGCTTTGAAATAAAAGCCAAAGAGGAACTTGGAGAGATTTTAACTAGGCAAAAGGAGGCACTTAAAAAATCAATAATTAAAGCCAAGATAATGGAATCCCAGAATGCCCGGGAAGTGGAAAAATTACAATTATCTTATGTGGGTGAATTTAGAGATTGTGTCAAAAATTGGCTACAAGAGTTATTTAGATATGGTATGAACGAAGTAGAAAGCGAATTAAAAATTAAAAAATTTGTAGGTTTGCCTCCCGAAAAGGCGATGCAATATCTGAAGAATAAATCTTTTTGGATCGCTGGAATAGCAAGGGATGCCATTTTGAAAGATGCCAAAGGAATATTATATACCGGGATGAAGAATGGTTCGACCACCACAGAAATTATGTTTTTATTGGATCAGTTCTTTAAAAAATTTATAGGAACCCCGGGAATAGAAACCAGAGAAGGAAAATTATTGACCTCTCACCATTTAGAAACAATAGTAAGAACCAATTTTTCAGATTCCTACAATCAGGGCCGGCTAGATATGATGGAGGACAAAGATGTAAAAGAGATGACAGCCGGGGTAATGTTTTCGGCAATAATTGATGAGCGAACTACTGAAGTCTGCGAGGCACTCGATGGCCAAATATTTGAGCAAGGTGACCCGGATATAGCCAGATTTACCCCACCCTTGCACTTTGATTGTAGGTCGACTCTAGTGCCAATAACTATATATGAAAAGTTTGAACCGATTAAACCAGAATTAAAGGCTAGAGCTTTACCAATGAAAGGTAAAAATTTTATAAATATGGAAGGAGATGAGTAAATTGCCTTATAAGTATCCCACTAATATCCCAGAAGGGATAAAAGGTTTACCGGCCGAAGCCCAAAAGACCTGGATTAAAATTTACAATAATGCCTATGAGCAATACAAAGATAGACCAGAAAGAGAAGGTCTGGCCAATGCTACAGCCTGGGCAGGATTGAAACAAGCAGGTTGGAAAAAGGACAAAGAGGGTAACTGGATTAAAACTGAAACACAGGGGAATTTAAGCACTATGGAATTGGCAATATTGGAGAATTATTCCCAGACTTATGAGCTAAAAGATATCGAAATCTTTGGTGTTGGAGTATGGAAAGGTAATAAGATAACCGGGGAGGATCTTGATGGTATCGTAAATGATACTAATGAAATAATCGATAAGTTAAAGCCGAAGGTAAAATTAGGCCATGATGATAAACAGGCGCTATTACAAAGGACAGGATTGCCTGCCGGTGGTTGGATCACTAAATTAAAGAAAGCCGGGGATAAAATTTTAGTAGACATAAAGGAAGTGCCTAAAGTCCTGTATCAATTAATCAAAAACGGAGCATATAAGAGGATATCAAGTGAGATTTTGGCCGGTTATACCGAGCCCAGCACCAAAAAGAAATATAATAAGGTCCTCTCGGCAATAGCTTTTTTGGGGGCTGATCTACCGGCGGTAACCAATTTAAAGGATATTGCTGCCTTATATGATTCTGATGATAATGCCAATTTAATTATATATGAGAAAACGACTAAGAAGGTCGATAAAAAAAGGAAGGAGGTATATATTATGCCAGGTAAAGTAACAATAACTGAATTAGAAAATAAAAAATATGTAGCAGTGGAAGATTACGAGAAGATTGAAAAGGAGAAGGAAAAAATCGAAAAAGAGAAAGAGGAAGCTAAGGGATTCAAAGAGAAATTTGAAGCCGAAGAGAAGAAATCCAAAGAGGCAGAAGAAAAGCTAGACAAAATTTCTAAGGAAAAAAGGGAAGTCGAAATAAAAACCTTTATCGATGATCACTGCTCCGATAAGGACATGCGTTTTCTACCTAAACAAAAAGAAGTTTTGATGGCTCTTATAGAGTCCGCTTCTGATGAAAAGAAGATCAAGTTTACGGTAGATGACAAAGAGACTGAACTTTCACAGCGAGAACTACTGGAGAAATTTATCGAGCTTCAACCTAATTTCTCTGATTCTATCTTTGCAGAATTGAGTAAAGGTGGAGAGGAAGAGGAAGAAGGAGAAGATAAATTAAGTCCAGAAGAAAAGAAAATCCAGAAATACATGGCTGAGCATAAAGAGGTATCTTACCGTGATGCGGTATTGGCCTGTCTGGAATCTACTGAAGAGTCTAAAAAGAAAAAATAATTTAATAAAATTAATTAAAGAAAGAGAGGTGTTAGATAATGTCTCAAGCTGCTGGTGTTTTAGATATAAGTTTTAAAGCCGGTGCAGATTTGACTAATTTACAATATCACTTTGTAAAACTCGATGGGGGTGGTGGTATTGTCGCTTGTGGTGTTGCTAAGGAGCTTTCTATTGGAATCTTACAGAATGCTCCTGCTGATACTAAAGCTGCCAGGGTAAGATTACTGGGTACAAGTAAATTAGTTATGAATGAAGCATGCGGTGAAAATGCACTCTTAGCTCCTGATGCCAATGGACACGGAGTATTAGCTGCCGCAGATAAAGATTATGTCGGAGCAATAGCTCTGGAAGTTGCCGGTGGGATAGATGAAATAATAGAAGTTTTAATTACTAAATTGCATCTTAAAGTTGGTGCTTAATAAATAATTTATAAAAAGAATCGAGGTGAAATTAAATGCCAGAACCAGAAAATGTTCATATTGATCAAGTATTAACTAATATCTCGATAATGTACCGTAATGCGGCCTATGTCGGGACACAAATAATGCCGATTGTACCGGTTAAAAAGAAATCGGATATATATTATATATATGATTCTAAAGCTGATCGGTTTAGGATTCCCAAGACTTTGAGGGCTCCTAAAACTGAATCAAGAACTGTGGATTGGAAAGTAACCACTGATGGCTATGTATGTGATGAGCATGCCTTAAATGATTTAATTGATGATATAGAAAAAGACAACGCCGATAAACCTCTAAATCTTGAAGTAGATACCGTAGAATTCTTAACTGATATTCTTCAATTAGGTTTGGAGATGAGGATCAAAGATATGTTAGAAACAAGTTTATCGGCCAATGCTCCGACAAGTGGCGTTTGGTCTGATTATACTGAAGCTGGCGATACTGATCCTATATCTGATATTGAAATCGGGAAGGCTGCCATACATGCAGTAATCTTCAGAGAGCCGAATGTATTGCTGTTAGGAAAGGCTGTTTACGATAAGGTAAGACATCATCCTAAAATTTTAGAACGAATTAAGTATAGCCAAAAAGGCGTAGTTGATACTGACCTTTTGGCCACTTTATTTGGAATAGAAAAGGTGATAGTCGGTAAGGCTGGTTATAATACAGCCAAAGAAGGTAAGACTGCAGTTTTATCTTACCTCTGGGCTAAAAATGCCATATTGGCTTATGTAGAACCCAAACCTGGGATAAAGAAATTCTCTTTAGGTTATACCTTCCAGTCTCAAAAATTTCAAACCAGAAGGGCAAGGATAGAAACTAAACATAGTAATTGGTTTGAAGTAGGCGATATAGAAACCGAAAAAATGGTTTGTGTTGCCTGTGGATATAGGATATCCCCGGCAATAACCTAATAAATAGAATTAGAGGGGGAGGATTATGTTCTCTCCCTCTAATAATAAGGGAGATTTAAATGGCTTGGTGTATTTTAAATCCTATTTATCGAGGTGATAGCAGGGAATATACTTTAAATTTTACTGATAGTGAAGGTGCGGTAATTGATATTACTGGATGGAAAGTATTTTTTACTTTAAAACGATATTACAGTTATGGTGATAGTAAGGCAGTAATAAAAAAAGATATTGAAACTCATTACGATCCGATAAATGGCAAAACCAAAATTATATTATTGCCTGACGATACAGAGAATCTAATCCGGGGAACTTACTATTATGATATTCAAGTTAAAAGGGCTGAACAAAATATATTAACGGTTCTATCTGGGACGATAGAAGTTAAGCCTGATGTAACGAGGAGAATAGATTAATGACTGATATAAACGTAAGAATAGAGGAGCCAGAAGCTATCAATATACAAATTACAGAAGGGGAAACCATAAACGTTACTATTAATGAAGGTGTTGCTTCAATACTCGCAAACATTTTTACTGCCCTAGAAGAAGGGAAGCAAATTACTAAACTTTATGTTACAGGTGATCGTAAGTTTGCGATTGAATTTAAAAATGATTAAGGGAAGGAGGTTCTGAAAGATGGCTATTGAAAGAATATTATTAGATCCGAATGCAGTTCCTTATACCGATGATGAGATTGTAGGAAAAGTAAATGCTGCAACCGTTAATATTACCAGAGCTGGAAGTGTCGAAGCTGCTGCTAGACCAATTGAGGACTTGGAAGTAGTTGCGTCTAAAGTGGCGGATGGTGTCGCAAAGGCAAATCTTGATGCGATGGTAGACCTTGATCGAGGATATATAAATACTGCCCCTATTAGTGGTGAGTATAAGGTTATTGCTGTGCAAGTAGATGCAGATGGAAAAGTAGCGGTCGATAAGAACGATGTTGCTGAAGTGTAATTTTCGCTAAATGGATTGAAGTTTGAGGGGAGGCAATAAAAGCCTCTCCCCAAAGAGGGAGATTTTTATGGCAAGTTTTTGTGAAGATATCGATGTTTTAACTAATTTGAATATGGCCGAAACTGACGTACCTGCTGCATTATTAACTAAAGCTATTATTAAAGCTGATGCAGAGATAAGGGCAGCCTTCTCATCTGATTTATTGGTTGCCCTTGATGTCTTTGGTGAAAAGGATGAATCGATAACTACTGCAGAAGTCGATATTACCGAAGATAAAATTACCATAGATATCGATATCCCTACCGGAGCAAGGATTCAATTTAGCACTACTGATACGGAGCCTAAATTGCCCAGCCCTTTAGTGGCGGATACCGTATATTACGCTATATGGATAGATTCTACTCATATAAAAGTGGCTACCAGGAAAATAGATGCAATGGCAGGAATTCAAATAGATATAACTGATCGGGGAATAGGGACTCATACAATTAAACGATTATTCCCCGCTATAATACAATCTTTAGCTGAGGATATTGCCTCTTATTATGTTATGAGGGGATTATATTCAGGAAAAATGCCCAGTACCAATGAATGGATTGACCGATATAAAGAAGCCAAAGAGACCCTTAAAAATATTGCTGAAGGTACTTTACAGATTGAAGATATTACCGTAGACGTGGGGGCAATTCGATCTAATACTAAAGATTATAAACCCACTTTTAATGAGGGAGATGAAATTAATTGGAGAACTGATCCCAATAAGTTAGAGGATTTAGCTAATGACTAATGGAGCATTAATCAGTTATGAGGTAAAAAATGATGAAAAGGTAAAGGCTTTATTAAAAAAGGTTGGGAATAAAGCTAAAGATCTTAGGATTCCCTTAAAACGGTGCGGGATTTTAATGTTAAGATCTATCGATAAAAATTTTAGGGCAGAGGGTAGGCCTAAAAGGTGGGCTCCACTTTCACCTATGACTATAGCTATGCGAAGAAAAAAAGGAAGGGGAGCGAAGATCTTACAGGATACCGGGCATGGAAAAGGCTCTATTGTCTATAAAGTAGTTTCTAATCAGAAAGTACAAATAGGAACTCCACTTGATTATATGAGGAAACATCAAGAAGGGGGTACTATTAAGATCCCAACTAGGGATATTTACCCGGTAAAAGCAAGAGTTTTGCACTGGGTCGATCCCAAAACCGGGGAAGATGTTTTTGCTATGCACGTTCACCAGAAGGCAAGAACGGCCAAGATACCCCAGCGTAAATTTTTACTTTTTCAGGAAGAGGACAAGAAGAATATAGTTAAGATCTTTACTGAATATTTAGAGGAAATAACCAGATGAAATTAGAGGATATTTGGAACAAAATTAAAATCATTTTAGAAGAGGATACT